TTAATGATACGGCTACACTTGTTGTGCTACTCTTAGCAGGTGGGTAAACTTTTGTAACCTCGCCAGTAACTCCGTTAATAATGTCAAGTCCTTGATGCGGAACTTTCTTTAAAAAGTCTTCCATATCCTTTTTGGCTTTAGCTGCGCTATTGTACTCGGTCATTATCTCGTCGTATGCAGGACTTTCACATTTGCTAAAGTCATACTTAACCCCTACTTCTCTAATGTTAAACTTTGCGCTCATATAATCAAAGTCCTTGCCATTAAGTACGGCTGCTTGTAATACCGCATCTTTATAGTCCTTATTGTTCTTTAGGGTTTCGAGCATATCCTCTAAGGCTTTAACTTGTAGATGTGTTTTTAATGGGTCAAGTTCCCCTGCGTTTAAACGTTCAATTACTTGATGTGTAAACTCTATGCGTTGTTCTTTTGTTGTTTCAAAGATTTGTTGAAGTTCCATTTGTTATTTCTTTTTTCTGTATGATTTGCCTATATAATATTTTTTAGCTTCGTTGATTATTTGTATTAACGCATCTAATTTATTAACATCTAATTGTATGTAAGATAAATCTTCTGTGTTAAGCTCTATATAATCTTCGTAAACAATACAGTCAATAGGGTCTAATTCTAAATCAATTACCTGTGTATGTACTGCGCCATCTTCAATAGTAAGTATATATTGGTTAGGATATAAAACATCTTCTATGTCTATTTCTTTTTTCATATTGTTTCGGGTTTGTAGTTATCAATGTCAAAAAAGCCGATTTCTGACTTATGTTCTGGTCTTCTTAATCTACGCTTTGCAGGTTCATATCCCTGTTCGTTGCAGTAGGTAAGTATCTCTAAGTAAGTCGCATCGATGTTAGTCATCATTATACTAATCGGTTCACTTGCGTAGTATTTGTCTATGTAATCTTTTGTTGTTTGGGTCATTGTGTTTAATTGTGTAGTCAAATAATGCTGCTATTACAAAACCTGTTGCAATTAGCAGAAGACAGATAGCGTAAATCATTTTGAGTAGATGTCTTGAAGTTGTCCAATAAGGTAACAAGCTACTAAAAATACGGCTAAAAGTTGTGCGGTTTCTTTTTTCATTGTGTTTGGTTTAGTTAGTTAAAGTGTGCGTTGGTCAGTCGCACCCCTGAGTTATTTAATTATTATAGTAATTATCTACCATATTGCAGGCAGAAATTTCAGCATATTCCCAATCCATCTCTGCACGTTTGGTTTCTTCGTTCATACCAAAGTACTTTCTCTCATTCTCTACTGCTTGGTCTAATGCCACCTCTGCATCAAAAAGAGAATCGTAAATAGCTGCACCTTTTGAAGAGTAGCCATTCCAACCTTTTAGCTGACCGCTTAATTGGCTAATTTGCTTAGATGCTTTTTCTACTTCGGTTAGTTGAGCAGGTACTTTAAACCAATCTTGCTTTAATAACCATTGTTGATAAGAAGCAGGTGTACTTAAAAATTGCTGACCTTTGTACTTACCGAATTTTAAAGTGAAGTTTTGCATAAAAAAATGTTTTGTGGTTAATTGATATATCAAATATACAACTTCTTCACATTCCACAATCAAATATGTAAACTTTTTTTTAAAAAAAATGTAATATTTTTATTTCTTATTGGAAATCAATAAGTTATAGAAAAGCATATCTTCCTGACATTGGGTTGTCCAGGATATTAAGTGACGCATATCTTAGGGCATCTATTGCGTGGTTCAAGAAATCTACAGGTTCATTGTCAAGTTTCCCATCTTTATTCTGTTTCCATTTATAGCCATTAAGTTCCTTCTTTAAATTACTTGACCTTTGCGTTACGTTTAGTTTATACCTCTTTAAAGTATTAATAGATTGCCTAATGCTATCCGGTCCTTTCTTAGCACCCTCTATTTGCCACCCATACGCACTTAATTCAGCGATTGACTTCGGTTCGGCACTATCTGCTATAATCCGTCCATTAACCCCTAATTCACGCATTAAATCGCTAATGCGGATATTAAGCAATCCCCTATCATAAATCAATTCGTCCACAATTAATTCGCCTGACTGAGAATAAAGGGCGACCAAAGCCGTCGGGTCGTTACTAAACCCAAAGTCCAATCCATACCCTATTAGTTTTGCATCTGGGCTTACCCCTGAAATTATATTGTAATCTCTAAATATTACCCCTTCAAGTTTACCTGTAAGACCACGAGCATATACCTTGTAAAGTTCCGGGTCTTCTATTGCCTCAATTTTATCGTGTATCTTTTGGTCTAAGAAAGTATTATGCCTATGGTCGCTGATTATGAGCGTAACGTTTGGCTTTCCTATTAAGTCAGTATGTACCCAGAACTCATTGTTTGGGTTATAATCAATATAACTTTTCTTTTTTGTACGGATATAAAGTTCATCCCAAATAATCTTATCTACGCCATTTGCCTCATTTAAAAATAAGTAATCCCTTTTACCTTGCTTTGCATCCTGGGCATCATCATAACTTTTAAACTCTATAATAGAGCCATTGACGAATGTAAACACCCTATCCGATTTGTTATACTCTGAAATGTAATTAGATAATCCTTCTGTATTTTCTACTATGTTATGCGCATCTCTTATCGGTCCTACCTTTAAGTTAGGTATATCCTGACCTGCAACAGTTATAATGCACCTATCGTTTTCTATTGCGTGAAGGAATAGGTTTTGAAGTATTGAGTAAGTTTTACCGCTACTTGTACCGCCTTGATTGATTATAATATCAGTATCGGCATTTCGGTTACTTAAAAATACATCGGTTGTTTTAAACATCTGTTTCTCTATTTGCTAAAGGCACTCCGCTTGTAATTACTTCTACTTGTATCTTGCCTGTTAGTTCTGTTTTATTTGTGGTGTCAACTGTTTCTTTAGGCTTACCATAAACACGGGTAAGCAAAGTTTCTAAACTATAAAGGCTACCCTTCTCTAAGCTCTTACGCATAGCAGCAGCTATTGTTTTTTCTAATACAGTTGCCCTTGGGTTATCCCATACTGACTTTAGTTCCTCTAAGTCCATTGACATCATCGCCTGTATTGTATCGTTTATCTCGGATACTTTGTAACCTTGCTCTTTAAGTAGGCTGACATACTTTCTCGGTCTTCCGTTTGGGTTACCAGATTGTCCTGGTTTATATGGTATTAAGTGTTCTTTGCTCATTCTGTTATTATTCTGTTTATATCCCCTTTAAAGGTATTTTTAATATAGGGTTAAAGTCATAACTTCTTTTGCTTTTTTTATCCTGACTTATTATGTTTGAACCCCATTTTTTTTGCAACAATTCAAATTGTTCTTTTTCTTTTTGCAGGTTTCTATATGTAGCACACCCGCCAGATTGTTCAGCTTGTTTTACATCATAAAAGGCATAGTTAACTCTAAGGCAACCCCGATTAGCTTTTATGTGCTGAAGGGTAATATCGTAATCTTCTTTTAAAGGCAAATCTTCGTCGTATCTTATATTATTTTGCAAATGTGCCTGGAAAGGACCGCCAATGTATTGTAAAGTACCAAATGGAGTATGTTCTCTATATGCCCCCTTGTCTGGTATGCAATTTAATCCCCAAAACTTAAATCCCCAATCGTTACATAATATAGTCATTGACTCGCAAAACTCCATTAATTCTTCTGGATTAAACTTAACCTTGCTCTGTTCTTCCCATCTATAAATTCCTTTGCAATCATCATCCAATAAGATAACGCAATCTGCATCGAATAGATTGTCTAAAATATAATTCCTAATTCTACATAGGTTGCCCTGTGCACTATCTGGCACAATAAGTATATCGTTACCATTCCTTATATATTCTTCTGCTTCGCTTTCCCTTACTATTAATTTAACAAATGGGTAGTTGATTTGGGTGATGCTTTTTTGAGGTCTTTTATAAGACGGAGCATAAAATTTAACCTTCATTTCCGCTTTCTTTAATTTTTAAAATAGCATCTACGCCATCAATTACCCTGCCTACTCCCTTGCTCCAGGTTTTGCCATTCTGTCTTAGGCTATATGTACTCTCTAATTGAAAAATACTTTGTACCTGTAACCAATCAATATCAGTACTAAATTTTAAAACTATATAATTGCTTTGTTGGTCTAATTCATTGCTTATTTTTACTTCTCCTTCTATCTTATCGGCATCGCTTATACCTGGAATGTCTAAACCCCAATTTTCTAAATCTTTTGCATCCCAATTATTAGCAAGGTCATCCCAATCCCATTCTCCATATCCTATGTTATCTTTTACTATAAACTCCTTTTCTTGTTCTTCGGTTAATTCACTTGCCTTAATAATTGGTATCTCTTTAAGTCCAGCTTCCTTACAAGCCTTTAGTCGCATATTGCCACCAAGCACAACCATATCGTCATTAACAACAATAGGTCTAAGGTTTAGCATTTGTGGGAACTCGTTAATTGATTTTACTAACTTAGCAAACTTATCGTCCTTAATTATTCTTGGGTTGTTAGGGTTTGCTTTTACTGAGTTGATTGGTACGTTTTGTATCATAGTATTCCGTTTATTATATCGTTAGCTTCGTCTAAAGCATCTTCTTGGTCAAGGTAAGTATCTACGTCTTTTATGTGCTTATTAATTAAAGTTTCTGCCATAGCATAGGTGTAGTGTCCGATTGTAGTCATATCGTCGCCTTGCGTTCCCGTTTTACATACTGCTACAAAGTAAGCCTTATGTGTAATCAATAACCAAAGTGCGTTTAGTTTTCTCATCTGCCTTGACCTCTATAAGCTTTTTCTCTGGGCGTGTGCTTATTAAAGGACTTCTTTGCAGAGCCTCTCTTCCTTTTCCCAAAGCTAATTTTGTTCTTATTCTCGTTACCTTTTGCCATTTGGTATATTCTTTAAATGTATTTCAAATATTTCTTCTTTAGTCCATCTATTCTTAAAGTCATAATCGTAATGGCACTCTCTACACATAGCACATAAATTAGTTATATGGTCTTGCAGTTGTTTTCTTTTACTGCCGAATTTTGACCTTGCAACTATGTGTGCTATATCTACTGCCACTTTGCCACACACTTCGCAAAAAATGGTATCTGACGAATCAAAGCCCATTCCTTGCAAATAATTAAGTGTGTGTCTCTGCATAGTTTCCCCATTAAATTTTCCGTTGATTAATAATTAATTGATTAAAAAATTTAACTATGCAAATTATTTTCCGTCTATTTCTTTTAGTTTATTAATCGCCCATTCAACACCAGAAGTTCCACCCCAAGCGTCCCACATTAACCCACCGCAACCTTCGCTATAAGGTACATCTTTATGTTGTTGATGTCTTTTAAAGGAAGCCATACGAGCAATCGTATCTCTGCTTATTGGTTCTTTGTTTGCTAACTGTCTTGCTCTTGCTTTACCTGTTGCTTCTCCGCACGAACCCCAACCATTTTTCTCTGCCCATTCTATTGCCCTCTTTGCGTTATTAGTTGCTGACTCAGGATAATCAGTATAGCTTTCGGCAAACTTTCCACCTGCAAGGATAGCTTTCCAAACTTGCATTGCCTTTTCCTCAGTATCGTAAACGCAACCCCCTGAGCCTATTCTATATTTTCCGTTTGAGCATTTAATTACTGGCATAGTTTACTATAAATATACTTTCGGTCTAAATTTATCTCATCAAAGTTATACTTCTTTTGGCAGAACTCAAACAACTTTTGTCCGCTTTCCTTTCGCATATCCGCATCGCTTACCAAATCTTTTATGTGTTTATACCAATCCTTCTGACTTTTAACGTAGTGTACCGGCATATCTAAGTACGGATTTACATAGCTAACTATGGCAGGGTTCTTTTTAGCAGCCGTTTCTAATACCTTAAGATTGGACTTCATAGCATTAAACTTGTTATCAACCAATGGAATAACTGAAATATCGCTATCCGTATAAGAACCCATATATTCAGTAACCTTTGCGTAGTTATAAATCGTAGGGTTTAGCTTTAGTCCGCAAGTAAAGGCATCAATCATTTTATCCCAAATAGGTTTTTCGCCATCGTTGTAACCTGCAATAACAGTTCTAATATTCATACCTTGTAAACGTTTAAAAGGCTGCCTTAGTATTTCTAAGTCCCTTTCGTGCGTTCCGCTACCGCTCCAAAACAATCTAACCTTGTAATCTTCGGTCTTGTTATCCTGGAACTGCTCTTGCCCGTAAGGTAATGCGTTTGGTAATATGTGAACGTTCTTATTAAATGGGCTTATTTCTCCTGCCAACCTTTCGTGTGTGCAGGTACAAAGGTCTGCTATCTCTAAGTAATCGGTAATCTTTTTGCCTATGTTATCGTATTTGTATTTATAAAATAAAAGATGCGTTTCGCTAAGTTCCCAATAGTCGTCATTGTCTACTACTAACTTAAAGCCATACTTAGTCCGCCAAGTGTCCATTTGCTTTGCATCTATCTCGTTAAGCATTCTATTCATAAGCACAATATCCCAACCTTGTTCAAGTAGTTCGTCATTAAGTACATCGGTAATAAGTGCGTACTCTTTTTCTAAGTGTACTATCGGCATCATAATTCGGTGCAGTCCTACACCTGAGTTGGCAGAGGTTATACAAAGTATTCGCATCTTATATTCTTTTGGTTGTGATAGATGTCTTGGTATTTTTCCCAAACGTTTTGCGCCCGTGCCAAGCTTTCGTCTTTCATTCGTCTATATTCCGTTCCGTTGCCAACATCGTGTCCTATATGTTCCGACCTCATATCTGGCAAGTAGTAATTAGTAAAGCCTGTAATAGTTGCACGTTCCCCATAATCTCTATCTTGCATTCCGTATGGGTCATACTCTGTATTGTAACCGCCAACCGCATCTATAAGTTCACGAGTAATAAAGTTATCGCCAAAAGGTGTGTGTGTTTTATGTATCCCGTCTACAATGGGTGGCAAATCTTCAACGCAATGTATTCCTATTATGCCGGTCTTTTCTATTTGTTGTGCAAACAATACAAACTTAGCTAACCAATTCTCAGGCAGTAAAATGTCATTCGCTAATAAACAAACCGCATCGTAATCTTGGGTTAGCCTAAGTCCTGCGTTTACTCCGGCTGCTATTCCACGCTTTTCTTTAGATAAGTCATAACCGGCAAAAGGGTAGTTAAAGTTTTCGTGCGTGTCGCTTCCGTTATCTATTAAAAAACAATCAGCATTGTAACCACTATTGTAAAAGTTTTGGTTAATTACACGCTGCGTTAAATCGTGCCTATTAAGAGTAAGTAATAAAATAGCAACTTTCATTATCTTATGTTTGAGCCGATTTCTCGTGCAGGTACTCCTGCGTATTTAGTATTTGGTTTTGCATCTCCTTTTACAAAAGCACTTGCGCCTATCATACAATTTTCTCCGACGTGCGTAAATTGATGTAGAACTGCGTTAAGTCCTATATTAGCACCATCGTCAATAATTGAGTGACCGCCTATCTTAGCACCGCAACTTATTGTTACATTGTCAAAGATTTGGCAATCGTGTCCGATGTGTGCGTGTTTCATTATAAAGCAACTATTGCCTACAAATGTATCTATCTCAGTTCCTGCATCAATAGTTACAAGACCTGTAATTACATTGTTATTGCCAATATAAACTTTGCCTTTTTCTTTTTCCCAGAACTTCTTGTGTTCTGCTTTGTCTCCTATTATACAATAAGCACCGATGTAGTTGCCATCTCCGATAATTACGTTGTCGCCAATAATAGCGGTAGGGTGAATAAAGTTTGCCATTCTTTTATTTTTTAGGTTGTAAATCGTACCATTCGTAAAGCCTTTTAATCATATCAAAAATACAATGGCTGCACCATACTGTCAATATGAAATCTGGACTCATATACTTTCGGTATATATGCTCATACATTTTTAAGATGTCTAAATCTATATTCCTAACATATCCGTTCTGCACCATTTCGTAATTAGGTCTATGCAGGTCTAAATATTGGCTATGTTCTATTTCCATAAGTTCCACATTATTTTTGAAAGTAAAGGTGCTGCAACTCCCGGTATAAATACAAACGCAATAACATCTGTACATATTGCAGGTAGTAAATATAAAACTAAACCTGTCCAAGCTCCTAAACAACTCGTGCAGCTAAAAGGCTTAAAATCTAATTTCCACTTCCTATGAAATTGGTGTATCTCTACAAAGAATATTGCAAAGCATATAGCTGCTATAATTATCATTTTCTTAATTGTTTTTTTAATTCACGCTTGGTTAGTTTTAATACCCTATGTATTGTCATATAAGGTATTCCGGTTACCCTGCTCAATTCCTTTGCGTTGCAGTTATGATTAATAGCATAAAGCCTAAGTAGGTCGCTACTAAACCAATGTAGTTTGCTCAACTCGTCTTCTACTTTGTTAAGTAAATCTTCGTCCCTATCATAAACAGGTAACTCAGCTTGTAAAGGTTTGCGGTATAATTTATAGAATTGACTTGTATTTGATTGGGTCATATTAAGCATAGTCCTAACCAAGTAGAACCTAAGTACATTCCGGTTGTACATATCGACAAGCTTATCTTCGTCCATCTCACATAGCACTTTAAAAATCTCGCTGCGCAGGTCGTCTTGTAAGTCCTCTGGCTGCATCTTTGCAATAGCCTCTTTAAGTTCTTGGCTATTCCATAACTTTTCTATTATGCTATTGCGGTTCATATATGTTTAGTGAAAGGTTGCCATTTTCCTCAGTTGCTATGTAACATAAACATTTACTTGCTTTTGCTAAATTCAAAAATGCTATTTGGTAACTGCTTAACTTATCGCCTGTTGCTTTTGTTTCGCAGTAAACGGCTATACCTTGATTAGTAAAACCTACTACATCTGGAACTCCTTTTAATCCAATAAAGGTTCGACCTCTTACGGCAAGGTTATTATTTCGCCATACAAATGCCCCATTTTTATTTAGGGTCTTGATTGCTTCTTTTGTTAATTCGTTTGCCGTCATATTACAAAACTATATTAAGAAAACGAAACTTTGCCAATTTTTATTTCTTCTTCGAAAAATAAGGCAACCGCTACGGCTCTGGCTTGATTCTTTAACCAACTTTCAGTCCATTCGTCACGGTACTGCTTTGCGGTTATTATATCCATTCTATTTGCTTTGTAGGTTATAAATTCCATTAGTTTCTTTTTAGCCAATGCTCCATCTTCTTTTGTCCACTTCTTTATGCCTATATTGTTTAGTTTTGTAAATACGCTCAATGGGTTAAACAACTTATCAAATGTTCGATTTTCCAACAATTTGTATTCTTGGTAACTGTAATCGATTATCTCTAAGTCAGTTAGGTGTGGTATTGCTTCTACATGTTCTTGTGGTATCATCTTGCGTACTTCGTTTGCTTTTTTCTTATATCTTTCCATAACCTGACTAAAATATGCAGGACTAAAATTTTGGTAGTGGTCTATAAAGTCATTAGCTACCATTTGCTTAAACGCTACCTTGACTTCGTTTATTGTGAAGTACCCATATTCCGAAATAATCCAATCTTCTAAAATCGCAAGTTTAACCTCTCCAGGATTAGTAATGCCTACAAGCTGCATCAAATAAACAAGGTTTTGTTTAAATATGGTAGAGTTGAGGCTGCGTATCCTCTCCCCCGAAAAGCCTTGCATAATCTCCCGCTCCATAGGTAGTAGAGTGGATATAGTTGTAGTTGTTAAGGTTGTCGAGTTCGTGTTTATTAAGTTTTGGCTGATTTGTTGTAATTCCTTTTGCATATTTATTTGTGTTAGTTATCCAATTGTTCGCAGCAGCTTTCCAGTTTTTCATCGGGTTTTTGCCTACCTTCCAGCCATTGCTTTCATAATAATTAAAGAATTTTTCTCCTTCTATTTTACCTTGCTCTATCCCTAAACGTATACTAAAATACTCTAAAACTTCTTCTAATTTACATTTGCTTTTATTAGTAATAATATCTTTATTTATATTTTCATTTACATTTTCCATATGATGAGTCATATGATTATCCATATGAATTTCATATGATGTATTTTCAATAGTTTTTTGTTTACCTTTAATGTTATTACGCCTGGACTCAGTAAATGTTTTACGTTTATCCTTTTCAATATCAAGCCTGACATTATACCATAAACCTTCATCATCTTGTATAAATTTGCATTTTACTTGTTCCCACAAGCAACCAACCGTATGTTCTATCATATGCATATTCATATGACCTCGATTAAATTGAAGCATTAGCAGGTCCATATATGCACCTTTTTCTTCAAATGTCATTCCCATTGTGCCACTTACATAGTCACCTGGATAAAATAAAAACGCTGGGTCTTTTGCCATAAAAAAAATAAACCCCGATAGCTGCGAACTATCAGGGTTATTATTATTTAACCACTAAACACATAGGCGGTTCGCAGTTCGTCTATGTGTCTTTTTTACAAATATAAACTAATTTTCTGTAATTTCAATCTTTTGACAAATTCTTTTCATTTTGTCCTTAAACCAATCTTCCGTGTCAATTAGGTTATTTGCTTGTTTAATGTTATGAATTGCGGTAGTATGGTCTTTAGTGCCAGTGTATGCGCTTATCTCTTTGAGGTTCAATTTAGTATACCTTCTAAGTAAATAAGCGGCAGCCTTGCGACCAAAGGTAGTTCGTAAAGACCTATCCCTTCTTGATATATCGCACTCAAATACTTCCTCAACTAATTTAACGATGCTTCTCGCACCTATATCCGCACCTAAAGGCTCGTTATCTTCTATACCTAACAACCCTAACTGCGACATCATTTCGTGCAACTTTGCGTGGGTATTACGTTGAGCATAATATAACTCCTTTAACTGTCTTATTGAAACATCTCTATTTTTCGTTAGCATAATTAAAACGGCAGTCCTTCCGTATCTTCTTTAGGTTTGAAATCATTTACATAAATCTTATAATCTGGTTGTTTGTCATCTGTCTTGTAGGCATTAACCCACATCGAGTAACGTACATCATTGATTGTAAAATTAATTACTTCTCCTTTAGTGGTGGTCTTTTTCCAAGCACCTGCACTCCATTTTTTCTCTGTCATTTTATTTGTTTTTAATTGAATATTGAGCTACTAATTTACTTTGTTTTTTTGTACCTACGTTAATTAATTCCGTCTGTACTTTGTAGCCTTTGCGTTTTAATTCAAATACTACGGCTGCTAATCTTAGGCTATTGTACTTCGTTAAAGCCTGGATTGGTGTCAAGGTCTTGCCCGTAAGCAAGTGGTTCAAGATTTGTTGTTGTTGTGTCATTGTTATTGATTTGGTTAAAAAAAACTGGTTTGTCTAAAAGTGTTTGATATTTTTCTATAAAAATTAATAGGTCTTTATATGCCTCTTCGTTATACCAAGCGTAATGGTAAACCTCAGCCAGAAGCATTTGCCTTTCAAATGGTAATAGTTCCCTCATTAGCTTTTCTTTATTGTTTCCTTAATCTTGTTAAATTCGTCTAATGTCTTGATAGCATTGATTTTCAAGGCAGCCTTTACTTTTTGGTCTTCGGTAAACTTTGTCTTGTCAAGTGCTTCTATCAAGAACGCTTTTTGCCCTTCGCTTACTTCGTCTTTATGCTCATTGGTAGCATCTGCATCTTTGGTGTCATCGATTGCAAAGAGTCCGTTAAGCGCATACTTTCGAGCATACGAACTACACGCTCCGGTTAGCTGCGCTGCATCCATTCCTTTTTTATTTTCTTCTTCACGAGCAATCCCGGTGCAAGTAATGTTATCTTCTCCATTACTTAGACAAGCGGTTGCCTTTACATATACCCTACCGCCTACTTCAATTACTTCGTCGCTTAACATTAAAGCATAGCCGTATTTATGGCAGATAGGTTTTGCTGCTTCGATTATATCTTCTGCACTTCGGTACTTGTATTTAGCAAAAGCGTTGAATTGGTTTTTAGGTGCTTTTAGTTCCTGTTGAATTTTAATTAGGCTCATTTTATTTGTTTTGGGTGTCTACTGAATAGTGTTCTAAAATTTCGATAATAGGTTCTTGTCTTTTCTTTAAGCTAAGAAAATACTCGTAGGCTTGTGAGTATTCCATATACATACTCATACCATCGTATTTATTATCTACTAAAGTATAATAAAAAATAGTGCCGTCTGGCTTTGTTTCTTTTACAAATTCAATCTTCATATAAT